GAAGTCTGTGTTTGCTGCGTTAGCACCGAAAATGACTTGAACAATGTGGTCAGTCATGTGTCTGTCTACAGCTCTGCGGGCTTCATTCAAAGCCATTTCTACTTCGTTGAATCTTGAATCTTCAATCATTCTTCGGGTAACACCTACTGCAATACCCCATTCTTTCACAGAGACACGCTCGGAGCGTAGCTTTGTGTGTTGGTATTCAGGAGTTGTTCCTTCGTTTATTACTTCCATCTTCATGGAAGGCTTTGCTAGAGTAATATCAATATTACCACCAGTGTCAGTTGTCATTGGTTCAGCGAAGAAAGACATGACTGGAAGCTCTGCGACTTTGTAGTCCATAATAGCTTCTTTGTAGTCAATAAGTACTCTCTCACCTACACCACCGTCAATAGACCCTGTGTTTAGTGTCGTTAATATACCGGGAGTTGCGTCTACCATTTAAATCACCTTAGAGTGTTTGACATTTCGTCAATCCTGCGGCTGCGTTGTTTTCTAACGTTACAGCTTGGCATTTTGGTGCACCTGCGCCATTTGTGGCTGTGGTCAATCGACCTTCGGTTGCGCCCATCATTAAAGCAACACCTGCTCCTACATCGTCACAGTTGATGTTTAGGATAACTCCTACACCAGTAACTACTGAAGCTACAGCACCGGATGCTGCGTCTGTCAATGCTACTCCAACATATGCGAAATCGAAACCGGTATCGTCACTGTCTGCTTTTTGGAGAAGTCCATTGGTA